TAGATACCTCTGTAATTTCTATATGATTTAAGCCAACGCTGTTCATCAAAGTATCGTGCATCTTCGGAAGCTGATAACCTTCCCTTAACAATTCCAACTAATAAATCTTCCTGTACAGATTTTTCTTCCTTATCCCCCAAAGAGATAATCTCATCTGTCTTTTTTTGTTTCATTTACTAGCTGTTATGTGAGCCTTGTGTAATCTTTGCTTTTGACCAAGCAGCCGGTTTTGGATTTGCTGATTTTCCACCTGCACCAGAAAACTCTCCTTGAGAGTATGTTTTCATCATGCTTGAGTCTAATTTTTCATTAGGACTCTTTGGATAAGCAGCACCCATTTCTCCGTGCTGATATTTTTTCATAATTGGTTGTGGCATTGTTTCCTCCTGTTAATATTAATATCCTATTTTTTTTACTTTTGTTTTAGTTTTTACTTTAACTAGTTTTTTTACTTTGGGTTTTTTTACCATTTTTTTTGACATTGTCATTTTTGGTTTTCCATACATACTAATAATCCTTTTGATTAGCTTTATCCCAAAAAGAAGATTGCACGTGACTATTTGGTTTGCTTGGATAGTCCTTAGTTGCAATATCAACATCGGCTTCTCCACCGTGTGCTGATAAATTCATATTCTTTTTATCCTTTTTTTTAGAATAGGGCATACCAAATTCACCCTGTTTATATTTTTTCATAATTGGTTGTGGCATTCTAACCCTCCTTAATTTTAGTTTTTAGGTAATCCATTAATTCTGGATTATCTACAAACACTGTTGTTAAACCATTAGCTAACCCATTAACTACTAGTTCTTCTACTTTCTCTTCCAAATCAATATGCCATTGATAGATGATGGCGTGTAAAACTTCGTGTAATACCGTATTTGCGTGAGAAACTCCCTTTTCATCAACTACATAACCAATGATTCCTTCTTTTTGAAAAAACTGACCTTGAGCTTCATTTGCCGTTGCGACAGTCTGTTTCCATTCTTCTAGTTTATAATCCCTATATCCAATTTTTATGGATTCAGGTACTTGTATCTTTACCATATTATTTCCTTTAGTATCCAAAAACTTTGTCCGCAGGTTTAAATTCCACATCTTTCGGTCTATTCCAATGAGTTTGCAAGGAATGGGGATGAAGAGGTCTGCTCATACACCCATAACGCAAAGCATCATAAGCGTGGTCTTCCGCATTCGTATCCACATCCTCTGGATTATTCTTGTCAGTTGGTAGTAAAGGAAGTGTTCTTACTGTATTTATACAATTTGGAAAAAAGAATATTCCGGGATATTGAATGTCTGGGTCTACATATAATCGTTTATGAAGTTCAAGCTTACCGCTTATTCGACTGGGTGGCGATCTGTCTGATGGCCTCCAACTGCAGCCTTCTCGAAGCATTGTCTCGGCTATGCTTGGCCCTGCATCTCCACGTTTTGCCCACGTGGATGAATCAAGGACACCATATCTTATATGTTCTCCGTATTCAAGTTCTAAAACTTTTTGTGCAAATAAATCGGCTGTAACTTTTTGTGTATACAGTTCCCTATAGACGTACAAATAATTTTCAAAATCAATAGCAATCCATAGACAACAAGCAGCACTAGCATACCCCCAATCACAAGTGCGAAACCTAACCCAATTATTGGGTATTTCAAAAGGTTCGATAACGTGTACATTCCTATTAAATTCTGGAAAGGCAGAGCCTTCAAATGCATCCCAATCTCCTTCTAAAAATTGCCTTCGCTGTACGTCCGGCAAAGATGCTAACATAATCATATAATCATCTGTTTGCATTAGATAGGGATTATCCTGTAATTTAGCAGGAATAAACCGTCTTGTTATTTTTTTTACGCCAATAGGCGTATCAATTTCCAATGTAAAGGGTGTATTGTATTCAGCAGGTTCAACAAACATTTCTCGAACCCACGTTGAACCAATATTCCCCGGATTTCCTGTTGCTCGCATATACACAGGTATCTCTGGGTCTACACTTCTTAGGGAGGAACGTAAGAAATTGTAAATTTCTGGAGTCGGATATTGTGGTAGTTCATCAATGCCTATCCACGTGTAGGATTGTCCTTGATAACGCAAAACATCCATTAGATTTTCTGCATAGCCAAATTCAATTCTTGCACCAGAAGGAAACCTCCATTCTTTTTCCTGCTCTCTCCACTTTGCACCGGGAAATGCACGATTATAAAGTCGTTGAGAGTGGGAAATTAAATCCCTTAATTCTGGCATCGAACGTCTGAGGAGTAATGCACGATGATGGGTTTTATGGCAATAACGAAGCGGGTCAACCAACATAGCGTATGATTTTCCACCACCTCTTGCACCGCCATAAAAAACTTCCTGTTCACTTGCTGCCAGAAATTCAGTTTGAGGGCCTTCATTAGGTCTGAAGATAACTTCCTTTTCCGCTACAACATCCTGTATTGTCGGAGGTAGCTGTTCAAGTTTATCTTCTTCTACAATCTGTGATTCTTTGCCTGAAAGGGCATTTTCTATATTCTTTAAATTTTCTTTTTTTGTTTTTGCTTTTCGTTGAGCTAGGATATATTTTTCCCTAGCCTTTTCCACTTTTCTATTTTCAGATTTTAATGTCTGTTTTGCGGAACGCTTTGCTTTTGTATATTTTTCCTTTAAAGTTAACGTCTTGGAAGAAATAGGTACTACCCTTTTCCTTCCTGCTTTCTTTAATTTTGGTGGAGCAATATCCTCTACCATTGTCTATTTAAAACTTTTCTCAAGCCCATTCCCGTTAATCGTCTGCCTGTCTTTCTAAAAAGCCAATCGGCAACTTCTCGATAGGATGAACCTTTTATGTATTTTCTTGCCTGTTCAAGAGCATCCATTTCCTCTTGTACAGATTCTAAATAATTTTCCTTTTCTGATTCCTTGTATCCAAATGGTACGACACGAGCAACTTTCTTACGTAGAATTTTCTGCTCGTTCTCCATCTTTGGGCGGGAGAATAAAGATTCCTGAAACTGATCTGACATTGATATCCACCTTTTCTTTTTTTGTTAAACCTACTCGGTCTAATATTTGTTTTGCAGCTTCTACTCGAATACTTGCATTAGGTGTACTTCCATCTTCCTCCAATGCATTGACTAATCCCATTGTTGCCTTTGGGGAATAAGAAGCCATCACTTCCTCTGCCCGTTGAATAATTTCATCCTTTAATGCTCGTATCACCTTTGGATAGGAATGCTCTGAATATCCTGCTATCTCTCCTGCCTTTTTTGGATTGCCTTTTGCATCTCCAAATAAAGCTGTTAAGAATGACTTTTGTTGGTCAGTTAATTCCTTTACCCTTTGTGTTGATACTAAATCCATTGCCTTTTCTGTTTTGTTTTAACTCTTCGTTCCTTTGTCGCCTCTGGAACTTTTATTATTCCTGCCTGTTCTTTTTTATCTCGGTCTAAATAAGCAGATTCAACTTTTGTATTAATTTCCTCTCGTATCTTGTCTTCCTTCCCCCCAACATCCGATATGGTAGAAAGATTAGGAGCAGAAACAACCATACGCACAAATCGTTGACGAGTAGGAAAATTCCTTTTCCAAATCGGTAAATCCTCAGTCCATTTCTTTCCTGTGTCGGTATTTTCATATTGATATATTGGCATTAGACTTTATATGTTGTATGTCCTTGATATTTTTTATCGTTAGGTGATTTTAATTTTGCTTCTTGAATTTTTTTATCTTTTGGGTATAATAATTTTAAATCTTTTATTTCTTTTTGAATTTTTTTTATCCTTTTTTGATGGTCTTTATCCCCACCAAGACCTTGCTCACTTAATTTATTTAATTTATTAAGTTGCTTACGCTTATATTTAATTGAATCAAGAGTTTTCTTTTTTTTCTTTCTTTTTTTAAGTCCAAATATATCACTCCAATCTACCATCTATTCCTCCCCTTGACAATCACAATCCTTGCATTCACAATTCGTGCAATCACAATTTTCACAATTACATTTTTCACAAGTATTCATTATGGTTTTTTTGGTTTAGTTGGTTTCTTTGGGTGTTTTCTATACACAGGTTCCCACTTGCCGTAATTCCGTCTTACTCTTCCTATAATTTTTCCTTTTGTTGGTTTAACTTTAGGTTTAAGTTTATCTTTTGCTATTTGTTCCTTAACTCTTTGCAGTTCTGTTTTATGCTTAACAGGTTTCGTTTTAGGTACAACTTTTTTTGTTGCTTCTATAACCTTCGTCTTACCAAATTTTTTTATTGCTTTTTTTATTCCAAACTGAAAAATAAATCGAAGTATGGTTAACATTATGGTTTTTTCATTCCCATTC